AACGTTTTGCACAAACAAGTTGTATCATGAACGATTCACGACGCGCCCAAAGTTCAATCCGTCTGAGGTGCGATTTACAAAAGTGTTGACGAAATACAGCACCGAATACAACAACACGCTGTTCATTCAAATGATGTGCCAAAAATTTGGCATGGATAAAAAAGATTTGTTCGCATTTTTCTTAAACGTGTTTGCATTGAAAACGCATGAAGAAGATGCATGTGATAAAAAAATAAATGAAATCATAGAAGAATTTGAAATCACCAAACTGGATATTCAACGCATGCAGCGCTATTTAAACAAGTGCACATGCCCAAGTGAAGTAATGAATGATGGTGCAGATGATGATGAATTCGAATGATAAATTAATGTAGTAGTAATGTATACAAATAAACCCAATGTCTGCCCACATAACCATTACAAATTCTTACAATGTCAGGCCAGAAAATGATAAAAAAATAATAAGTTATTCCATTTATGGAATCAACAGTGATTTGGACATATCCAGAGGGTTCTATAAAGGAATCTTTGTGAATTTAGAGTTGGCAAAAACAGTTTATCCTGGGTGGATAATAAGAGTGTATGTTCCTAATAGTGAGCCCGCTGAATTCATTAACAAGTTAATTGAAACGAAAGAGATTGAATTGTTTTTAGTTGACACCAACTTGTGTTTGCGAGCAGTGCGATATTTACCGAATGATGACCCTCAAGTAAGCATGTGGATTTCTCGCGACTTGGATTCGATTGTTACTTTTCGTGAAAAAGCTGCAGTGGATGATTGGTTAATGAACTATCCGGACAAAGAGCTGCACATCATGTCAGACAATGTCGCACACTCTTGGACAATTCCGGGGGGAATGTTTGGTAAAAAAAATAATAACAACTGCAGATTGGTTGAGTTCATGATTTGGTTTTTCAACAACACCAAAGACCAGAATGCATATGCAGTTGATTGCATCATCGCTGAAAAATTTTTTTATAGACCGAATAACTACATTCAACATTGCTCAAAAGGAAAAAGACTGAAGAATTCCGTTCCATTCCCAAACCATGATATGACCAACTGCACGTTTGTTGGAGATTATGCAGACATGATAAAATATTTTCATGATTTGGACATTCAAAATAAATACGGACCATTTCCAAAACAAAAACCACAACCGCAACCACAACCGCCGACGCGGCTTCCCCGACGACGACTAGCACCACTACAGTCAAATCACATACCAACAATTATCAAAAAGAGAGTTGGTATGAAATTCAAATAACTATGAAGCATCGATTATTGCGCTTTGGCGCTCAATGGTTTCCAAATGAGCCGCAATGACTTCATCGCGGTCCTTAATGGTTGCAAGAAGTTCCGAATTTTCTCTCACTTTTTTGTTGCACAGCTCCCTCATCTTTTCCAGCTTTTCGGCCTGAGATTGGACTGTTTGTATTAACTCTTCCACCGTCATGTTGCGATTTTCGGCATTCGGAGATTTGAACGTTATGACCGCTTTCAAAATTGCATCTTGTTGCTGATGCTGTTTTTGTTGAAACTCTTTTTGTTGTTTTTCCATTTTCTCTCGAATTTGTTGAAGCACATCGGGTTTCATTGAAGGCCGTCCTGGTTCATATGTGATTAGGGCCGCATCAACATCGTGCATGTAAAACTGCAACAAATCCGACTCTTTTATGAAATCGGTTGGCGTTTTTGAGCTGACTTGCATGTTTGTTTCCACATCTTTTCTGCCCAAGTTTGCAAGCAGTATGCGCTTATCAAACGTGTTGTGGTCATGTGAAAACACAAGAATGACTTTCATGGGGTCAAGTTGAGCCATGGGAATGGTGTATCCGTTTAAAAATGCACGTTCTTCTGCCACATGCGCATTTTCGTCGTATTTGAGCTTGGATTCTGACAGCAGCTCTTTCCAGAAGGCAAATGTGGCGGCGGTTGCATGATTGGGTCCATACGGGCCAAATTGCACCATCATCGCATGTGGTGCCTTGAAATAAATATACATTTCGCTGCTCCCTGCAAGCTTTACTCCCGTTTTCCTGTTTTTGTGGTCTAGTAGCGTGTCTACTGCATGTGAAACGCGTTCGGGCGGGTAGTAGTCATCATCATCCATGTAAACAATGATGTCGCCTTTTGCTTTTTTGTGCATCATGTTTCGTTTTTTGCCGAGAGAGATTTTTTCTTCCAGTTTGAAATATCGCACGCACGGATGCGATGAAACGAGGTCTTCAATGGGGTCGGTTCCATCATCAATGATAATCCACTCCATGCGGTCGCGCGGATATGTCTGATGGTTGAAACACTTCATCATGGCTTCAACAAATGGTCGGCGATTGAATGTGGGGGTGCAAACGCTCACCATTGGCAAAGTTGCTGTCGTCATTTTATGCACAGTGTATTATAAACATGTATGTGCATTGTGTTTATGCGGATTTATACAAACTCTTATTTTTCATAAACAGCATTGTCAAAAACATGATGCTTGCAATGATTGCCGCGCTAATTGTGGGCAACTGAACCATGGCAACAATGACAGCCACAATGACAAACACAACCACCATGTTTGACATGCGCTTTGAAAATTCGCCGCCGTAATTATTTGTTGGGGTTAAGATTTGTTTCATGAAGAACATGTAGAGCAAGTAAAAAAACTCATAGATGACTGGAAACACGGAAACCCACCCAAAACAAATGGTCAAAAATGCGGAAAAACAAAACAACGCAAACTTATTAATGTCATTCGTCTGCAGTTTCATGAACGCAAACAACCCTCCAAACCATCCAGGAAAGAATATGACCCACACAAAAGACAACAACAACCCAATTGTAATGAGGGTGAGTATTCCAAAAATGGTCCATCTGGCAAAAGAGATGTATCCCGTGTAAGGGATTCCATCGTCGCCAATGCACCACTTTTGTAGAAACTTCAAATAATAGTGCAATCCCATGCCGGCAACCCGGTAGCATGATTCTTGCGTGGTCTGAAACCACCAGCTCAACTTGGAGACGTTTTCAGAATCTTTGAGAGAAACTTCTTTGCATTCCACGTAGGAACAACAATAGGGATTCTGGTTTTTCTTGATTAAATCATTCAGAGTGCTGCCAACCGGATAATCATCTTCGTCAAAATACTTGGCATTCAAATAATTGTTTGTCGTGATAAAACAAAACAAAAACAACCAAAGCAATATTTGAACCATAGTATAAAGGTAGTTTACGAAGGGGGTTGGAGAATAGGATTCATCCTGATTTGCATTTGTGTCCGTTCCTTTGAGAGAATTAACGTGTTTAAGATTCATTTCGCGACGACGACCCATTTTCTTTGTATTCGGGGTTCTAAGCAAACAAGTATTATAATACTAAATTATTATAATATTATTATTATCGAATAACCCCATTTTCTCTCAAATGATTCATTGGGATTTGCTAAATGATGCGTGTGCATGATTGCATCATCATCATCTTGCATACATGAGCGCACAATTGCCACCAATGAATGTCAACACATTGTATCTTTCTTCCAGCACAGTGAGGTCGTAGTTGTAGTCGTAGATGCGCCACTGTGGCTTGTTCACACCGATTGGGATGCCAGTAGCTGGGTCGCAAATTGTGTAATAGTTGGCACTGGGGTCGAGTGGTGGTGGGTATGTGGTGAATTCCAGCTCAATGGTGGAGAATTTGCTCATGTTAATCGCGCCGCTTGGTTGATACGTGTTGACATTTGCATCGAGCCCAAAATTGTAAATGTAGAGTCCAAAAGGGGCCGAACCCATGGTGCGAATGTATTTTTCCACGTAGTTATATACGCCAGAGGGCAGCAGGTTTTCGCGATACGAACCATTCAGCAAAATGCCAAGCTGCTGCAGAATCTCGCGTTGGTTTTCCACATTGTAGTCCTGTGTGATAAAAAGATCCGATGGGGTGCCGCTCGGTTCTGCACCCGGCCCAATGTCGCCACTGCCGCATGGATTTGGATAACCATTTTCAGGCGTTATGGGCAAGGTTGATGCGGGTATGACGTCAACCGGGATAACATTTGTGTATGGCCAGTTCGTGTAATTGCTCCACTGGTTGCGCAGGTTGATGTCGCTGCGCTGAAAGAAGAACATCCATGTTGCAACCATGCCCATGGTGTTTTGAAGTTCAACACGATGAGTCCCGGTGATGTTCTTGAAATCCCATTCGTATGCTTCCTTAAGCAAATACTTTTGCTCCTGGGATGCAAACACGCGCGACTCTTCCGCCGATAAAAAGCAATACGTGGACAAGAGGTGCACGTCTGCATTCCAATCGGTGCGCTTGTCTAGATACACATCAGCTGTGGTTATATCCGCACTGGGAGGCGGTTGCAAAAAGCGATAGAATTGATACTCCTGCTCATTGAAATTGGGCTGAATGAAGGGTGCTTGCGCGACTTGTTCGGGTGTGGTCGCGGGGTGCATTATATCTCTCACCACGAAAAGGTCGCGCACCGGGCGCATCACGACGTCAATCTGCAGTTCATTGTATTGCAACGCCACCAGCGGGAACGCAGTGCGGCTGTTGTTGCAGAACCATGCATTCAGTGGAATGTAGAGGGTGCGACCACGAATTGATGGTTCAGGACCTTGTTGGCTGGTATTGTAATACACATTGGGATAAACTCCTCTTCTGCCGGAAAAATTGGCAGGGTCATTGTATTCCGGAATGTTTCCAGTCATATTGTCGTAAAGGAAGCGCTTGGTTCCGTTCAAGTCGCGCTGGACAATCGCAAGCAAGTATTTTCCGGTCATGCGCTGCAAAATTTGGCCACCGACAGAAAACACCACCTCTTTAATCATTTGCGTGCCCAAATTATCAATCCAACGAAACTCGTATGGGTGCCAGACATCATTGCATTGCAAAGGTGGATAAATCGGGCTCCAAATGGTTGGAAGCGTAACCACAAGGTAAGTGTCCATGAGAAGTTCCGCATATCGAGGCACAGTGAATGTGAAACGCGATTCTTCACTCATGCGCAGGTTTCGAAGCCCATTGAAGTCAATTCTAAACTTTTGCATGCCAAAATTGGTGTATTTTGCATAGGTTGTCTTGAAAAACGACTTCTTTGGATTGGAATTTAGAATGACATTTTGATTGCCATAAGACACAATGTTTAGTAAACCGCCCGTCATTTTATTATATTTATGTTGTTATTTTTATTATTTTATTGCAACAATGTAATTGAAATACATAAGTTATATTTAAATCTTAAATCATCATAATACAAGAATAAAGAAAATGGCTTCCGCACC